TCGATGCGGACGCCGACCACGGCCTCCCGCTTGTGGTCGTACTCCGTTCCGACTGGGTCGTTGGTGACGTCAACGAGCGATGCGCCGACCGCGTTCGTCTTCCGGAGTTCGGCAGTCCGCGACCGAATCACCCCGTCGAAGAACTCGCTCTCGTCCCGGTCGATGCGCTGGAGCGGCGTCGTGATCGCGCCGACCACGCTCCCGAGTTGGGTGAGCGTCCACTGGACTTCCGGACTACTCACTGCAACCACCGTCCAAGGAGCACGAACGTCAGACCGGCGAGGACTGCAGTCGGTGCTCCAACCGGCGTTGGGAGTAGACCGGCGAATCCACCGAGGAGTAGCCCCAGTCCGACCTGCTCGTAGTAGTCCGGCAGTTCACACGTCATGCTTGGACTTGCCTCCGAAGCCAGTGTTGTGACGACCGCGCGAACCGCGCCTCCGGCAGTCCGGAGACCTCGACCTCCGGGAGGAACACCCGCCAGCCCGACGCAAACTGGCCACCCGACCCACGCGCTTGGTCGAACTCCTCGCGCACCCACGCTGGCGGCTCGCTCCAGACGAACGACAAGACTGGGTCGCCCTCGATGGTGTGGTCGCTCGTCCCGAACTCGAAGAACTCCGCCGCCGGATGACTCCACCCCCACGTAACCTTGATGCTCGACGCGTTGCGGTCAACCGTGACACCCGCGAACGACTCGATGACCGACTCGACACGGTACTCATGCTCGCCTCCGTACGCTTCGAGTTGCTCGTGAGCGTGCTCGACCGCCTGAAACACGAGGTTGTTCTGCTGGCCGACGAGTGCATGCTCGACCTCGTCGAGCAACTCGGCCGCGGCCTCCCGGTCGAACTCGACCGCGTCCGGCGTCGCATCCCGCACGTCGAACGTGAACGACACCGACAACTCCATCTCGCTGGCCATCAGTCACCGGTAGACCTCCAGTAGTTCATCTGCCTGCGCCCGCATCTCCTCGGCCTTCGTCTCGACGTTATACACCGTCGCGTTCTGGGGAATCTCGACCACGGCTTCCTCGACGAGGTCCGCGCCAGCGCGGAACGCGACCGCGCGCCGGACGTTCCGCGGGATGCCCTCATGCCCGTAGTCGAAGTCGATGTAGACGGCGTTCGACAGCGACGCGATGTCGTCGTCCATCGCGTGGATGTCGAGGTAGAGCTCCGAGACGCCGCCGTTGTTGATGCGGACCCAGTAGTCCTCGCCGCGATGCTGGTTGCCGACACCGCCCGAGTACTCCGAGGAGGACGCCCAGTCGTCGTAGCCGCCCGCATCGTTGACGACCATCAGGGTGTTCACCGCGGCGGCGTCCTTACGCGCCAGCCGGATGCGCGTGTACGCCGGTACGTCCTCGTTGTCGCGGTCGCCGAACGCCAGCCGAATCTCGCGCTTGGGAGACCGGTAGTCCTTACGCCGCCGCTCGTACCGCGGCCCGGACTCCAGCAAGGCATCACTGTTCGGGCGATGCCGATGGCGTTCGACCTCGCTGTCGCCGTGCACCATCGCCGCGTGCCGAGAGATGTCTTCCTCGTCGTCGCGCGTCTTCGGCCCCGTCGGAATCGAGACCTCGCTGGCCTCACTGATACCGTCCGGACTGTACCAGTGCCGGTGCAGCGATTTCTCCAGCGGTTCGGTCTGCGAAACGATTGCGTCGACCGCTATCTGGGAGTCTTGCGAGATATCGCCCGGCAGTGACGCCGAGCGGAGCGCCCGACGGACATCTTCCAGCGTGCAGTACCCCTCGGGCATGGCTGGTCAGTCCTCCTTCGCTTCGAGTTCCGCGCGGCGTTCACCCACAGCGTCCTCGACGCCGACCCGGTCAGCGGCCTCCGCGACCGCATCGAGATGGTCGTCCGCCTCGCCCGCGTGGATGTCCTCGACGACATCCTCGATAGGCGTGCGGTCAACGAACGCGGACGCGTCGAACCCATCCAGCTCCGCGGCCCCGTCGTCGCCGCTGGCATCGTTGGTGCCGCTGTACTCGTCGTCCGGTTCGTCTACGACACGGAAGTCGGTACGGTTCTCGAGGAGGTAGGCCGCGAACTCGTCCGCCACGTCCAATTGGTCGCCAACGGAGACGCGTTCGTCGATGCCGCGGAAGTACACGCGACCCCCGTGGGTTTTCTCAACGACCGGCATCAGTTACGCACTCCCCGTGGCGATGACGACCCACCCGCTGGTAGTGCCGTCGACGTTCATGACCGTCGCCGTTGCGCCCTGCGTGGTGATGTTGCTCGGCCCAGTCGCGACGAAGTCGGCGTCCGTGAACGCAAGCGTCGGCGTGTTAGCGCCGCCGTCGTGGACGACCGTGACGACCCGACCTTCTGCGGCCGCAGTGCTGAGGTCGACCGTGTTCGTCCCATCGCAGGTCGCGACGTGGACGTCCGCATCTTCGGCGACGACGGTGTCCGCGCCGTTGCCGGGGGCGTCGGTGGTGACGTTCCGGCGGGCGCCGTCCGCGAGCGCGAGGTCGCGCTCGTATCGGTCCCGGATTTCTGCGTTAGTAGTTGGTCCATTCATGGGCTACCTCACGCGGTCGGGGACTGCAGGTCGGTCACGAGCACACCGGCCTGCATCTCCTTGATCTGGAAGTCGAACTGGCCCTCCAGCCAGTTCCGGCTGTGCAGCCGGTTCTCGTAGGTGGTGTCGGTGTCCGTGGTCTGGTCGAGCTCCATCTCCTCGTAGAGGCCGAACGCGAGGTTCGAGGGGTCGGTGAACATCAGGTACTCGTCCGGCCAGCCGTTCACCCCGACGAGGTCGTAGGAGAACGGCGTGATCTCGCTGTCGCCGAAGATCACTGCAGACCCGAGCGGGTCTTCGCGCTCCGTCAGCGACATGGCGTACGACTGCACCTGATTCGGGCTCGCCAGCAGCATGGGGTCGACACCGTCGCCGTTGCGGTACCGCGAGTCGAGCGTCTGGATGGTCTCGTTGAACAGGCTCGTGTCGAGCGGCTGGGGGTTGCCGGAGCCGTCGGTGTTCGCGATCGACGGCATCGACCCTGCTTCCGACGTGGACGTGTCTTCGAGACCGATCCGGGTGCTGTCGCCTTGGTCGTCGACAGACTGCGTGTCGCCTTCGGCGCGCGCGATCCAGCCAGTCCACGTGCTGTCGAGTTCCGCAGCGCCGCCGAGACTCTGGAGGTTGCCGCTGGACGCGCCGGCGCGGATGCCCATGAGGCCGAGGTCGTTGCCGTACCGTTCGACGAACTGGTCGACGATGTAGTCGCCGAACTGGTCGGGCCCATAGTGGGTGTTCTTGAGGGCGTCGCGCTTCGGCTCGACGAGAATATAGTAGGACTTGTCGGTCGCGTTGAACTTGACTGTGCCCGACTCCGCGCTGGAGTTCTGGGTTCGCGTTCCCTCCTCGTCGCGAGCATTCCCGGAGAGCCGGGGGACACCGAACTGCGGGACCTCCATCTCGAGCCGAGGGAGGACCATCGTGTCGGACATCCCGAGAATCTGGACGCCCTTCTGCATCCGGTCGAGGAACTCTTCGGTGACGTCGACCGGTAGCTGGAAGCCGTCGAGTTCCGCGAGCCCGATGTCTTTCTCCGCGGTGCCTGCAAGTTCGTTCTGCTTGCGGACTGCGTCGATAGTGCTGGTACTCATAGTTGTGTCACCTCAGGAAAGCGCCGCGCCGATGTCGTCCAATCCACTACCCTTCTCGCCGTCATCGTCGTCGGTCGCAGCCGACCGAATCTGGTTACTCCCCGCCGTCCGGCCGCTCTGCTCGGCGATCGAGTCGACCCGGTCGGCGAGCGCCTGAATGTCGGACTTCAGCGACTCGACATCGCCACCGTCTGTCTCGGTCTCGACGCCGAGGGCGGCCTTGAGTTCCTCTTCGGAGACCTCGACCGTCTCGCCGTCGAGTTCGATCTCTCGAGTCTTCTCCTCTTCGTCGCCGGTTAGCGCAGCCGTGAGGTCGTCGACTGCCTGCGTGAGTTCGTCGATCTGTTCAGCGTTCTGCTCGGCGAGAGACTTCTCATTCTCGCCGCCGTCGTCGTCAGTAGGTTCGGTCATGTCTGTCGTTGAAGAATCGTCGTCCGGCGTGTCGCTGCCGGGAGCGTTCTTGTCGTTCGAAGCCGAGGAGTCCGCGTCGCCCGCCGTCTTCCGCGGGTCCGTGTCCGGCGTCTCCGCGACACGGCCGCCCTCATCGCTGGGGAAGAGGGCGTCCGCGGCAGCCTTCCCGAGTCGGTGGAAGAACCCTTTCTCGCCGGGCTCACCAGCGCCCTCGGTCCCGACCGCGTCGTTCAGGACCTCCCAGAGTCGCTCGGCCTCAGCCTCACTATGCCCGCGCTCTTGGGCCTCTGCGAGGAAGCCCTGCGGGTCGCCGAGGTAGTCGCCGAGTCGCTTCTGGGCGTCGGCCTTCGTTGCGAGAATCTGGGCGTCCGGCACGGCCGGGATGTCCACCGCGGATACCTCGCGGATGAGGCCATCGGTGAGCTCCCAGATGAGCGCCTCCTCGCTGAGGTCGTCGGGGACGGCGACGTCGTCGACCTCGTCCTGCTCGAACGGGCCGTTCCAGTCGACCTGAATCGCCCCGATCGAGTAGCCGGCGAGGATGCCGTCGTCGATGAGCGCCCAGAGGTCGTCGTTCTGGATGCGCCACTCCTGCACCCACGCGCCCGCCTCGACGGTCTCCCCGCCGATCTCCTCGCTGGCGTCGAGGACCTCGTTGCGCTCGAGGGCCATCCAGTCGTCGGGGAAGACGGCGTGCATGATGCCGCCGCCCGCCTCGCCAGCCTCGACGAACGTCTCGAACTGGGTGGCGAACTCTCGGATGGTGTCTTCGCGAGCGAAGTCGTTCTGGAGGTCTGCTTTGTCCGGCACCATCACGATACCGGCTGCCAGTTGCTCGTCGGCGTCCTTCGAGGTGAACGCGACGTCTTTCCGGAACTCCGTGTTTCCGGCTTTCGTCACCGGCGGCATGAGTCAGTCCTCGGTCTGTGCATCGTCTGGTTCGTCGTCGGCGCTGTCGGCGCTGGCGTCCCGAGTCTTGTCGAGTTGCTTGGCACGACCGGAATCGAGAACGCCGCGCTTTGCGCCGCGCTGTTTGTCACTGTTCGTAGTCATAGAAGGGGGTCGCGTGCCCGGTCATGCCTCGCGTGGGTCGTCGGGCGCGCCCACGGTCATCGGTATCTCCGTGTTAGATGTCGGCCGGAATATCGTCCGGAACGTCCTCGGCGTCCGGTGCCGGGCCCTGCGGGAGCCGCGTGTGGAAGTTCGTGACCTCCACGTACGGATACTCCAGCCGGATGCTGTTGTAGTGATACGAGCCGTGACTCGACGCGTTCACGAGCCCTATCCATTCCGTGATGGGGACGTCCACGTACGCGTACAGCGAGTTCGTACCCTCGCGCTTGAACGAGAGGTAGAGTTCCTGTTCTTCGAGGTCGTACAGGCCTTCGTCGAGGTTACTAGAGTCGAACTGGGTTTGCTCGATATCTTTCGTCGCAAGGTCCGCCTCCACGTCCATCCAGTCGCGCTCACCCTGCTTGTTCTCAAGCGGGGGCGCGAAGTCTGGCCGCGACTGCTCGACCCCACCCGTGCCCGGCTGGCCGCCGGACTCCTCGCGACCAACATTCGCGACCAACGTCCGCCCGTCAACTGGATGGTCGTCCGGCAGCGGGTCCTCGCCGATCATCTCCAACGCGCGATTCACGGGAATGGCGCCGCGGACCGCCTGAATCTTCCGGCGAGCGACCTTCGCATCTTCGGCCGGCTGGTCTGCGCCACGCAACTCGTACTCCAGCGTCCAGTCATCAACGCCGAGCGCGGTCTGGTGAATCGTCGCGTAGAGCCGTTGCGCGAACTTGTGTTGCTCGGGCTGGATAACCTCGAGCGCGAAGTCCTTGTCCTGCTGGCTGGAGTTCGAGTAATTCGCCGAGTCAGTGACACCGATCTTGATCGGCGGGACCTCGTGGACCTTCGCAATCTCGTGTTCGTTCTTCTCGCGGAACTCACGGAAATCCATCTCCTCACTGATTCCTTGTCCCAAGGGCTCCAGTTCGATGTCGACATCCTCGTCGAGTTGGTCGCTGAACTTCTTGGTCTCGAGGATGAGTGCACGATGTGATTCAGCGCGAAGGCCGTCGAGCATCTGCCGGAGGTCACGCCGCGACTCTTCTTTCAACTCGCCACCGGTGACTTTGATGACGAATCGGGGGACGGTGTCGTTGTCGAAGAAGTCGCGGTTGTAGTCTTTCGCCGCTTCGTCCGCCGAGATGGTGCGGATCGCAGACACCCAGTCCGGGATGCCGTAGTCCTGCTCGATCGGACTGGGGTTGCGAATGAAGATGAGTTCGTTTGCGGGTCCGTTCTCCAGTTCCGAGGAGTCCCCGACGGCGATATCTCCAGACTCGGGGTCGACGAACAACGGCTCGCGGTCGTCGTCCGGGTCGTCTGTGTACGTAACAGTCGGGTCGTCTTCACCGCCTTTGATGGAGGGTTTACGGCCGCGGTAGCGGTCACCGAACTGGCCAAAGTACCGCCGCCGGCCATCCCGGATTTGGACGTAGCCACGGCTCGCGAACTCCGCGATGTCTCCCCCAACGAACCGTCCCTCCTCGGGATGGCGGGGTTGGTCGAACTGCGACTGGGGTTTCCGGACGCGGATGGTGTTCGCCGGGACATGCGCGAGGCCGACTGGCTTCCCTTCCGCGTTCGTCAAGACCTCGAGGCACTCCCAGCCGATGGAGTGGTGGTCTTGACGGGCGAGTTCCTTGACCTCCTCGGGGGTGGACGGTTCAGCATTCTGCTGGGGGCCGGTAAGCCACTGCGAGTCGGAGCCACGCCAGAACTCGTTGGCGACGGCGTACTCAAGGTCGCTGGCGTCGTCCGGGTCGACGCCGTCGGCCGGGACGAGGTCGAATCCGAATCCGACTTCGTACCGGGCTTTCTTGCGGACGGCGGCGGCGTGCGTCTCGTTCAGTTCGAGAAAGCTTGCGAGTCGGTCCGGATTATAGGGTGGGCGGATGCCGTGGCCGCGAGTGCGGATGCGGCGATCCGGTAGCTGGGTGCTAGAGTCGACTTTCGCGAGGACGCCGTCACCGCCGACACCCTCAACACTTACCGCGAGTTGCTCCTCGTCGCCGTCTGTGGTTGTGTCACTCATAGTTACAGGTAGGACACTCCGCTGGAGTTGTCATCGCTACTGTCGCCGTCGAACGCGAGCCGCCGCATCCCTTGCTCGGCCATGTACCACGCCGCAATCAGGTCCGGCGTATGACCTTGTAGCTTGCCGTCCTGCAGTTCGAGGCTCATCGCCGCCTGCACGAAGTCTTCGCTGGGCTGGTGGCCGCGGTAGAACTGGATGCTGCCGTGCTCGACGAGCGTTCGCAGTCGCGGGATGCCGTTCTCCCACGAGTGCTTCCGGCCGCTCGTCGACACGCCCATGACCTTCGACGCTAACTGCGGGGAGAACTCGATCGCGTCGTTGACGACGTACTGCTGCATCCCGTTGTCCTCGATGACGATGACTGCCGGGTCGTACCGCCGGTCGTACTCCGCAAGCTGGGCTTTGATCTGGCTGGGCTGTAAGCCCGTGTCCGCTCGTGCGTCGAGGAGTGTGCGCGTCCCGTCCGCTTTCGCGCGGAAGACGACGAACGCGGCGTCGTCGCCGGTCGGCGACTGCGCAGGGTCGTGCGCGACGACGATTGCTTCGCCGGCGCCAGCGCGGTACTGCGTGGGCGGGGATGCACCCCGGATACTACAGCCGCCGTCTTCGACGCGCTGGTTAACGTCGTCGGCCTCGATGAGGTTCCCGCTGGCACCCCTGATAGTGAGGGTGTACTCGCGCCAGAAGAGGTGGTCGGCCATCTTCCCGCGCTTGTCCGCAAGCCACTCCGGTCCGCGCGCCTCCGGCCACAGCAGTTGCAGCGAATCGTCGTCCCGCCACGGCGAGTCGACTTCTGTATAGTATTCTGGGTCGGGGCGGCGTGCTTGGTGGTCGTCGTCCTCGGAGTACTCTCGGTCCCAGACGTCGAGGACCGCGGGGAACTCGCGGAGCGCGTACCCCTCGTAGTCTCGGTAGTGGTTGTAGATGTCGTCCGGGCGCTTGCGCGTCCCGACGAGGACGGTGCGGCCGTCGTCTTTCACCATCGGCTGGGCGACGCCGTCCACCCAGTTCAACACGCCTTGGGTGCTGCCGTCGCCCTGTTCTTTGATGATGTCGTCGAGGATGAGCAGGTGAGCGCGAGCACCTTCGATGGCGCCTTTCAGCCAGCCCGTCATCAGGCTCGAGCCGTTCGCGAACTCCTTTTTCTTCTTCGAGTCGATCTCTCGGGGCTTGTTGAGGTTGAGCAGCCACGGGTTGCGGTCGATGAACTTGTTTAGCTCCGTATCGGCTTTCTCGTAGGCTTGCTCTTGGGTGTTCATCGCCCAGATCACGCGGTAGCCATCGAGGTACTCGAGACAGGCGACAGCGAACGCGGTGATGATGGTCGTCTTGAGGCCGTCACGATGGCAGAGGAGCGCGAGGTCGCCGTCGACGTCGGCCTCGCCAGCGAGATGCCGGAGCCACTGGCCGTGGTGGTCGCCGAGCGGACTCCAGTCGTCGTGCTCAGCGGCCATGTAGCCCTGCGTGAGCTTGTTCGCGAAGTCCAACCAGCACCCATGCTCGAACGGATTGTACGCCGCGCGAATCTGGGTCGGCGAGAGTTGGACCTCCTCGGTGCTGGCAGTCTTACTCATCGAGGGTTGCCTCCCGGACTGCAGCGGCAGTCTCGGAATCCAGTTCAACTGCGTGCTCGCCGTCGACGGTCACGTCAAGCGTGTCGCCATTTTCGACGACGTTGAACTCGCTCGTCCACTGCCGGACCTCCCGCAGAAACGCCGGGTCCCCCGTCCGCTTGTACTTGATGTACGCCTCCTTGATGGCGTCCCGGACGAAATCGTCGCCATCCTCGTCGAGGTCGAGACCGTCGAGCGCCGCCTGCTCGCGCTCCGAGAGATCCCCGCCGAGGAGGTCCGTGAACTCCGAGTACGCGCCCGACTGGTAGTTCGGATTCGACTCGCCCCACTGCTCGCCCGAAATCGGATGATTCCGGCACGGCCCGACATCGCGGTCTTCGCCCCAGCCCGCGGGCTGCAGACAGTAGTCGTAGTCGTCGCGCTCGCGGCCATGCGGCGTCGGCGTCGTCCGGTCGGACTTCGTCGCCGCGCAAATCCGGTGGCCGCGCTCCGGATGGACGGGATGCCCTTGCTCGTCGCGCGGCGGCTCCTCGGAGATTTCGAAATCGTCGTCTGTCATGAGTGGTCGTCGAACGCGAGGTCTGTCACGAGTGGGTTATCGGGGACTGGTGCGTGGGCGGCGCGGGCCCGACCGCGGCCGGCTGGGTTGGTTCGGCTCAATGTCGCGGTCGTGCTCGTCGCCGAGGTGGCAGTTCTTGCAGCGTTTCCGGAGGTTGCTCGGGTGGCCGTTCGAGGGGTCTTCGTCGTTGTGGTGGACGTCCACCCGGTCGGCAATGTCCAACCGTCGGCCACAACTGGGGCAGTGGTCGCCGGCGCGGTCGTCGTGGACGCGGTCGCGGTGTCGGTCGCGGTGTTCGGCGGTGGTGGTCATTCGATGTGGTGTCCGTGGTCGATGAGGAGTTCGCGGGCGCACTCGCCACACAGGGTGACGAGGTCGCCGGGTTCGTAGCCGTGGTCTCGGAGGTGGTCGCCGTACTCGCTGGTCTTGTACCACTGCTCGCTGAACTCCGCGGTTAGCGCGGGCGGGCCCTTCGTCGGCTCTCCGGGGCAGAACCCGTCGCACGAATAGATGTACGTCATCGGCTACGTGTCTGGGAGGTGGCGGCGAATGCGGTACCCGTAGCGCTCGCCGTCCTTGAGCGAGTTCGTCCACGAGAGCGATATCGTGTCCTCCGTGCTTACGTCCTCGCCGAGGGTGGTGGGTGGCGGAAGTGGAGCGACGTAGTCGCAGTTCGGACAGGGTTCGCCGTCGGCGAGGCAATCGTGCTGGCATTCCGAGCCAGCTGTCGTCGCGTCGGTCCAGCCGGACGCGCCAGTCAGTCCGGCGGTTGAAAGGGCGATGTTGCGAAGGAAGCCGCGCCGGTTCATGTCTGACCTCCGTGTCGGTCGAAGCCACGTGGGTCGAGGGTCTTCGCGTCCCACACGTCGGCGAGCCAGTCGCTTGCGTCGTGCATGTCGATCTCCTTGAGATGTGCTCGCGGGTGGTGTTCGGGCGCTGGTTCCTCGTGCGCGATGAGTTCCACCGTGCCGTCGGCAGTCTCAAACCCGCGGATGTGGAGCTGGCGGTGGGGGTGCGGCCGCGTCGGGTCGTAGACGTACCGTCTCGCGTTGAGGTCCTCGCCGTAGTACCGATACGAGAGGGGCCAGCCGGGGTTGTAGGAGGCTTCCGCGAGCGCATTCCGGACGTCGTCGAGGGGTTCGTCGACGGCTGTGGGGTCGCGGTCGGGGCGCTCGACCGAGAACCAGCGCCGGCGGACGGCGTAGAGGACGCGCCGGAACGCTCGCCACGGAAGCCCCGCGAGAGGGACGCGGCCAGTCCGCCGGTACTGGACGGCGGTGCCGGAGACCGCGGCGACGAGGCTGAGGAGGGCTTTGCCGAGCGGGGACTGGGCGAGCGCGAGGAGTTGCTCGACGCTCGTCATGTGTCGTCGTCCTGTTGGTCGGGTTGGTCGCCGATGAGGGTCTCCCACGCGTCGGGCCCGGAGACTATCAGGGCGACGAGTGCGAACGTAGTCATCGGGTCCGCGCCCTCGCTGATGGCGTAGAAGCCGGTGGCGACGGCGGCGAGCATCACGACGGCTTTGATCGTCTTGTAGGCACGGAGTGACATATTGGCGCGTTTCGCTACCTCGTGGTTGCACTGGGCGATACGGTCTCGGTTCGATGGGGGGTGTCGGGTTGCCATAATCTGGACATGCGTTCGAGTCGGCCGCAGGATGGTCAATAGCGTTTCAATTCACGCCAGCCCTCAGCGGTGCGGATACCGACGACAACATCGCCGTCCTCACGGCGGACCTGTAAGGGTGCGCCGACCGCGAGTTCTATCGGTGGCTGGCTGGACATCTGTCTCGGGTACTGAAATCGAAGAGAGTGGGTGGTTTGATAGGGGGTCCC